AAAAAATAGTTGACACAATTCTAAAAATATGATTTAGAATGTAAGCACTGACAACCGCAAGGCCAGTGACGATAGTAGTCTATCCAGGGGTGCGCTGTAAGGCACAAGTCTTGGCCCAGAGCTTTCTGGACAACCGTTGGCGATAAACTTTTCATCAACCGTTTTCTAGGAGAAAACAAATGGCTGTTAGCATTTCTAACGCTTTTGTAACCCTGTTCGACACGGAAGTAAAACAAGCGTATCAAGCTGATGCTGTCTTGCGTAATACTGTTCGTTTACGTACTGGCGTTACTGCGTCTACCCACAAGTTCCCAAAGATTGGCGCTGGTGTTGCACAAGTTCGTGTACCCCAGACTGACGTCACTCCACTCAACGTCACCTATTCACAAGCAACTGTCACTTTGACAGACTACATTGCTGCTGAATACAGCGACATCTTCCATCAGGCAAAGGTCAACTTTGACGAGCGCCGTGAACTGGTTCAGGTCGTTTCCAACTCGATTGGTCGCCGTATGGACCAGTTGATCCTCGATGCTCTGGCTGCATCCAGCACTTCGCTGACTGTCAGCAACGACATTGGGGCCACCGATTCGAACATGAATGTGGCAAAGCTCCGCCGCGCAAAGAAGTTGCTTGATGCAAACAACGTTCCTATGGACGGTCGTGTTTGTATCCTTCATGCAACTTCTCTGGAAGGTCTGCTCGGTGAAACCCAGACGACTTCTGCTGACTTCAACAGCGTGAAAGCTCTCGTCTCCGGTGAACTGGATACCTTCTTGGGCTTCAAGTTCGTCACGATTGGTGATCGCACTGAAGGCGGTCTGCCTATTGACGGTTCTCTTGATCGCACCGTCTATGCCTTCCACAAAGATGCAGTTGGTATGGGTATTGGTATTAACCAAAAGACCGAAATCAACTATGTGCCTGAGAAAACATCGTTCCTCGTGAACTCCATGTTCTCTGCTGGCGCAGTTGCCATCGACGACGAAGGCATCGTCAAGATCACCTGCCGCGAATCCTGATAGGAGGTCTTAACATGGCTTTTTCATCTGCTGGTCTTTCCTGCGTATCTGCTGCCAAAGCTGGTAACGCACCTAGCCTCTACACCTACCAGACTACCGATGCTCTTTCGGTGGTTCGTGTGTCCGGTTATTTCGATAACGGCTCCACGACTAATACGGGTATGCGGAATATCTTTCGCGTAAACGATATTATCATGGTCGTTTCGTCCACTGGCGGCACTCCGGTTGTTTCCATCAACTATGTCAACGCCAACTCAAGCGGCGTGATCGACATCACTGACGGCACGACTGTATCAGCTACCGACACTGATTGATCTTGGTAGCACGATAATTGAGGGTCGCGGTGCTTAATTGCGCTGCGGCCCTCTTTATTCTAATTCACGCTATAGGGGCTTGGCATGGCATCTGGTGATACCAAATTAACGATATGCAACGATGCGCTTATCATGCTTGGAGCCAATACAATCACAAGTTTTAGCGATGGGTCTGACGGAGCCAAGGTTGCCGACCGACTTTATAATGACATCAAGGCACTTGTTCTGACGCTCTATACTTGGAGTTTTGCCAACAAGAAGATTCAACTGGCCCGCACATTGAATACGCCTGTTACGGAATGGCTTTATGAATACCAACTACCGGGCGATCTTATTGCTGGCCCTTATGCTGTATTTAATACATCTTCTTATGGCGCTCGTCCTGTCACTCGGTGGGAGCGTTATGAAGATAAGATTCTGACGGACTATGAAAGTGTTTATATTGATTATCGCTTCGATGTTTCAGAAGATCGTATGCCGTCTTATTTCGTCCAACTGCTGAAATATTACCTTGCTTGGCACTTTGCCGAGCCAGTTACAGACCAGTTTACCAAAGGCGCATACTGGAAAGAGATTGCAGTCGGAACGCCACAAGAGAACGGTCGCGGTGGATACTTCCGCCAAGCTACAAATATTGATGGTGCAACAAATACAAGCCAGTCGATCGAGGATTTTGCTCTTGTTGATGTGAGGGGCTGATGTCTCGGCTTATCCAGATACAGACAAACTTTAGCGTAGGTGAAGTTGATCCGCTTATCCGTGGACGCATTGACCTTGCCCAGTATTATTCTGCCCTCAAGAAGGCAACCAATGTAACGATCATCCCTCAAGGTGGCGCTCGTCGTCGTAATGGTTTGCGCTACATCACAGAATTGCCAGCCAATGCCTCTGACGGCGTAGTGATGATTCCGTTTGAGTTCAGCGTTACGGACAGTTATATGTTCTGCGTAACGACAGGTCGCATTTATGTGTTTAAAAATGGCGCTTTAATCACCAATATAAATGGATCAGGCAACAACTACATTGCTGCTGCAAACATTACTGCTGCCATGATTTCTACATTAAACTGGGCGCAGTCTGCCGATACAATGCTTCTTGTCCACGAGGACTTGGAGCCGTATAAATTGGTTCGTGGCGCAACAGATACAAGTTGGACTCTTTCAACTTTATCATTTGACCATATCCCAAACTATGCATTTACAATGACGCTGACGACCCCAACTGCGTCACTAACAGCGTCTGCCAAAGAAGGCACAATCGAACTGACTGCTGGTGGGGGAGTATTTACTGCATCTGATGTTAACCAATATATCAACATCAAAGAGAGTTATGGTTATGGTCGCGCTCGCATTATTGGATACATATCATCGTCAAAAGTAACAGCGCAAACAGAAATTCCGTTCAACAAAACAACGGCCTATGGCTCTGGTGAATGGGAAATAGAAGGCGGGTATGAGCATGTATGGTCTGCTACAAAAGGTTGGCCCCGCTGCGTTACATTCCATCAAGGCCGCTTGTTCTTTGGCGGTTCTAGGTCTCGTCCTGCTACTGTATGGGGCAGTCGCGTTGGGGACTACTTTAATTTTGATCCCGGCACTCTATTAGACGATGATGCTGTCGAGGCAACGGTTGACACGGCTCAACTAAACTCGATTGTTCATTGTTATTCTGGTCGTGATTTGCAGTTCTTTACGACTGGCGCAGAGTTTTATGTGCCTCAGAATCTTATGGACCCTATCACGCCTAGCAACTTCTTTGTTAAGATTGCTACATTGAACGGCTGCAAGAAAGAGATCAGGCCACAAGGTCTGGATTCTGGAACGCTGTTTATTCAGCGACAAGGCCGCGCACTTAACGAGTTCGTGTTTACTGATACGCAACTTGCTTATGTGTCCAATAAAATCTCGCTGCTGTCATCGCACCTGCTTAAAAGCCCGACCGACATGGCTATCAGGCGAGCGACCAGCACTGACGAGAGCGATCAGTTATTGCTTGTCAACGCTACGGATGGAACTCTTGTCAGTTTTTCTATGCTTAGGTCTCAGCAAGTTATTGCTCCGAGCGAGTTCATAACTGACGGAGAGTTTAAGGCTGTCGGCGTGGATGTCGATACAATCTATGTTGTAGTAAAACGCACGATCAATGGGTCAGCAAAATATTTTGTAGAGAAGTTTGACAGCACTTTGACTCTGGATTGCGCTGTAAGTGGCGGTGCAGCAGCAAGTGTGACGGCTGCAAACCTTGCGGGTAAAACTGTCAAAGTCATTGCAGATGGCGTTGTCCTTAGCGATGTTACAGCCAATTCAAGCGGTGTTATAACATTCCCGCGAGCATCTACTACGAGTTACCAAGTTGGGATCAATCACGATGTTGAAATTACGACAATGCCTGTCGAACCTCGTTTGCAAAGCGGAAACCTTCGTGGCTTTAAAAAGCGTATCATTCGCGTTAATGCTGAGTTTTATCAAACACAGAGTGCATCAGTTAATGGGCAGGAAGTAGAGTTCCGTCAGTTTGACACTGCTGTATTGGATAGTTCTGTTGCCCAATACACAGGTATCAAAAAGATGGGTCCGTTCCTTGGATTTGATTATGAGGGTAGCATAACAATCACGCAGCCAGTTCCGTTAAAGATGACGCTGTTGTTTTTGGATTATCAAGTGAGCGTAGGTCAATAACATGGAAGCAATCGTTGTTCCTCTCTTGAGTTCAGTCGGCGCAACTGGCGCGGCATCTGCCGTATCTGCCGTATCATCGAGCGGTATATTCAGCGCACTTGGCGCAATCAGTTCTGTTATGAGTGGCTTTAGTCAGTATCAGGCTGGTCAGGCGCAACAGGAAATGTATCAACAACAGGCTCGGTATGCCGCAATTAGAGCAGAGTCGGAGGCTTTAAAATACAAAGCGCAGGGCGTTGCTGTCATGGATAAAACATTGATGACTGTTGCCGCTATTCGCGCTCGCGGTGCGGCTGGAGGCATTGATCCGTTTGCTGGATCGGCTGGTGCATTGTCAACATACGCATTTGGCAAAGGGTTTGGTGAAGTTAATCTTACAGAAGATAGCGCAGAGATGGCGCGTATTGGCGGAACAATTCAATCTGGAATCTATACCGGAATGGGTAATCAGGCCGCATTTGCAGGTGTGTCACGGTTTGTAGGAAGTACATTCCAAGGGATACATTCTGCATCATTGATTGGTGGCCCGCCATCTGGTGGAGGGTATACATCCTATGGTGGATTCTCAAGTCAATCAGCTTTAGATGCTTATTTGGCAAATCCTGTTTTGCCTCCGTTAAGATAAGGTGAATTAAATGGCACTTCCTCGGTATCAGCAAGTTGGAGTTGAATACGGCGGTGGCGTGAAAGGAATTGATTTTCCTTCTCGCGGAGAGATGGTTGCTGGTTATAACGCTTTATCCAATACGCTCGATCAAATGTCACAGTCATTCTTCAAAGAGGCTGCGACTGCTGCAAAGGAAGAAGGTGAAAAATACGGTGCCGAAAATGCTCCGACTCAAGAACAATTAAAAGATGCTATTGCATCTGGAACTCCACTTCCAAAAGTTGGCGACTCTCGCACATACTTTGGTCGTGCTGCCTCATCTGCATATTCTGACATTGTTACAACTCAAGTTCAGTATGCTGCTAAAACAGACATACATAAAATCAAGTATGATGCAGAGGCAGGAGTTATTAGCGTCAATGCTATTGTTCCTAAAATAAACAGTGTTATTCGAGGCTATAAAGGTGCGCTGGCTGATGTTGACCCATCGCTTGCTCGCAAACTTGAGGCGCAACTTGCTTATGAAGGAAACAATGCGTTTCTTGCTGCAAGTAAAAGTGCTGCCGCAAAAGCTGCAAATGAATTAAAAACACAAAATGCTTTAACTGGACTTGATCTTGTCAACTCAGTGGTCGATGATTTTAAGGCAGGAGATACTGTATCTGCTGATGGAACTAAAATATCCATTGAAGATCGCATCAACATTCGCGCAGAAGAAATTAGAAAGATTTCTGCAAAACTTCCTGCTGCTGCTGCCAAACAATTAGAGGAAAAATTTAACAAAGAGATTGCAACTCAGCAAAAAAACTTTGTCCTTGATTGGATTGTTTCTGGCGCTGATGTCGATGAGCGTGAAACTCGCCGTCGCGCTGTTGAAGATAGTTTTGGCAAGAAAAAAATTGATCCTGCACTTGATCCAAATGGAACATACTACAATGTTATCAAGTCTATGGAGGCAAAAGAGGTAAGAGATACTGTTAAGACTGCAAATGAATTTCTAGCTATTCGTAGATCAGATGATTATAGAATATTTAAAAAACAAGATGATGCTTTATTTCAAAGCCATTCAAATACCTATGAAGAATTTGTATATAAAATTGAGGCGGCCCGTCGCGCTCAAGGAGATCGTCCAACATTTGAAGATATTCAAAAAAGTGGATTGCCTATTACTGGAAACAAAGGAATCAATCAAACTGCACTTTTGCGTCAGATCAATTCTCTTGAATTTGGAGAAGGCAAACGCAATGCAGATGTATATAATGATCTGTATTCACGCGCCATTCTTCCACCATCAGACCCGCGAGCATTGAAAACGGAAGAAGTTAATCAGGCGGCTGCTGCTGGCAAGATTAGATATTCTGATGTCACGCATCTTTATGACACAATGCGTAATGCAAAGTCACCAGAAGGTCGCGCAGAGGAATCTGCAAAATCTACATTCCTTCGTGCAGCAAGAAATACATTAACTCGCGTTGACGCTACAACTGGCTTAAGGCTTGGCGATGATGCTTATTTGGCATTTGAACAAGAATTTAACGCAGAGTATATAGCAAGAAAAGAAAAAGGAGATTCTTATAAAATCTTACTTGATCCAAAAAACTCAGAATCTTTGTGGGGATTGGTTGCATCACATCAAAAAACGCCAGCAGAATTGATAAATGATTTATCAAACAGACTTCGCTCTCAAAGTAAACCAGTTCAACCTCCTCCTGCCATTGTTGTTCCAGATGAGTCAAAAAAGCCGGGAGAAACAACTATAGAATATTTAAGACGCACAGGTGGTAGATAATGGCAAGCGAAATTGAAATTTTAAAAAAGGCTGGCTTTTCAGATGATGAAATCAATGATCATGTTATGCAAACAAAAACAAAATTGTCTGCTGCTGGATTTACAGAAGATGAAATAAACTCTCATCTTGGAATAAAACCTGTAAAAATGGAATCAACAAGCGAGTTGATTGCCAAAGCATTTGAGCCATTCAAGGCTGGCGTAACCCCTGACACGACTGCTCCATTAGAAGTAACAGGAACAGCACCGACTCGCCCGTCATTTATTGATGCTCTCAATAAAGGATTTGGAGCATCTGTAACTGGGTTGCAGATCAGGCAAACATTGCCGGAACAACTTGACGGAGAAGAAGCAACGCGGGCAAATAGAATAGCGTATCAACTTGCTCAGATTACTGGCGATATTCCATACATGATTGGCGGCTTTGCTGCTGGTGCTACTATGGCTAGTGCCATTACTGGTCCAGCTGCTCCTGTTGCTGCACCTATGATCGGCGCTGGCATGTCATTTGCTGTTCCAGAGGCATTGCGTCAAGCATATATAGACAGCATTCAAAAAGGTGAAATAACAAATTTATCTGACTATCTTGACCGCATGTCTGCAATGACAATCGCCGGGGCAAAGGGGTTTGTTACAGGTGCCGTTAGCCGTGGGGCTGGTATGGTTGCGGCTAAAGCAATGCCAGCAACAGTTCCTACTATCGTATCAACAACGGCAGAACTTGGAACTGAGATTGCTACAATGGTAACTGTATCTAAATTTCTTGAAGGCGAAATGCCTCATGTTCAAGACTTTGAAGATGCAGCATTGCTTATTGGCGGAATGAAATTTGCTGGATATGCTTCGACAAAACTGCAAAATTTGTATCGTGACCAAGGCGTAAAGCCAATAGATGCAGTTCGCATGTCAAATGAAGGTGCTGCATTTAAGCAAACAATCCTTGCAAACAATACAGAGGAAATTGCGCCATTAAGTTACCCTGAGATTTGGGGCGAGTATGGCGGGCCTAAACGATTTGAGACTGAGCCAAATCCTAATGGTCCATACAAGACTGATATTTCTGTAAAAGACCCAATAAAGTCTTTTGAATCAAAGCCAGAAAAGCAGCAAGAACTTAGTGACGCGCAAAAAGCAATTATGGATAAGGTGAAATCATCCGATCCAAAATTTGAATTGCCATCATTTGATGATCTATTGCGAGATTATACGGACAAATATCACCCTTTAAAAGTTGCAAGAGAGTTGCTTGCAGGAAAAGACATAGAAATATCTAAAGACCCATATAAGCTTGCTCGTCTAACAGCAGGGAATATTGGTCGTGCTGACGCTTTCCTTGAACATGGATCGTATGATTTTAATACGCTTCAAAAGAATGGCATGGGCTTAAAAGAACTTCTTGAGCCTGTCAGAAAAGATATTGACGGCTTTACTGCATTTGCTGTTGCGGCTCGCGCAGTAGAGCTTGAAGGTCGCGGAATTAAAAGTGGATTTGATATTGACGCAGCAAGGACTGTCTTTGAGCAAACAAAAGACAAGTATTCAGAAACATTCAAAAACCTGCAAGACTTTCAAAATAATGCAACCAAATATCTTCTTGATGCTGGAATTATAAGCAAAGAGAATTATGATATTATGTTACAGGCTAATCAATCTTATGTTCCATTATATAGGGCATTTGAGGATAAAACTGTCTCGTCAAAAACTCGTGGATTGAATGTAAGAAATCCAATCAAAAAGATAAAAGGATCAGAACTTGATATTGTCAACCCTATTGAATCAATAGTTAAAAACACATATCTGTTCATAGACATTGCGGAAAAAAATCGCGTTCGTCAGGCTTTTGCTGATCTTGTTGATACATCGCCAGCAGGAAAAGATATTGCTGAAAAAGTTACTGCGCCTATTCGCAAAATAGAATTGTCTGAATCTGAAATATCAAAGATTCTTGAACAGCATGGCATTGAAGGAATTGATGCAGATACAGCATCTATCTTTAGGCCAAACAATTTTATAACTGCAAAAGATGAAGTGACTGTATATCGCAATGGAAAGCGTGAAGTTTATAAAACATCACAGGAAATTGCAGATTCGTTAAACGCATCAGATGCAACAACAGCATCTTTGTTTATGAAAATCCTATCCGCTCCAGCATCATTGCTAAGGGCAGGAACAACGCTATCTCCTGAGTTTATGTCAAGAAACATTAACCGAGACCAATGGGTAGCGTTTATTCAAGGGAATGGATATGTTCCTGTATATCATGCACTTGTAGGCATGAAAGATATTATTCCAAAGTCTGAAGATTATTATAACTGGTTAAAATCTGGCGGCGCAAATTCTGCAATGGTTAGCATTGACAGAAAATATATACAGTCAAATGTTTTAAAATTTTCAGAAGAAACTGGTTTATATGATGCTGCATGGAATGTTGTTAAAAGTCCCATTGAATTGTTGCGAATTACAAGCGAGCTTGTAGAAAATGCAACCCGTGTTGGAGCGTTTAAAAGTGAACTTGGAAAAGATATAAGCCTTGATAACCTGTTTAAAGCGGGTCTCGAATCTCGTGATATTACAATGGACTTTGCTCGTATGGGAGCAAAAGTAAAATCGCTGAATATGATCTCTGCATTTTTTAATGCTCGCATTCAAGGCCCATTGCGTATGGTTGAATCATTGCGCGACAAGCCGCTTGAAACGACAGCCAAATCTATTGCGTCTATTACAGTTCCATCTGTTTTGCTTTGGTTTGCCAATAAAGATGATGAACGCTATCAGGCATTACCTGACTGGCAGAAAGATATGTTCTGGATTATCCCGACAAAGGACACTCTGTATCGTATTCCAAAGCCGTTTGAATATGGTTTGTTCTGGGGGTCATTGCCTGAGCGTGTGTTAAACGCATACTACACGGGCAAGACGGAAAAGGACATGAAGGCATTTATGGATTCAATGGCTGGCATATTTGCATTAGCTCCTATTCCTACATTCGCCACGCCTGTTTTGGAAACATTTGCAAACAAAAGCTACTTCACTGGGCGACCGATTGTTCCTCATGATGTAGAAAATCAACTTCCAGAATATCAATACGGCCCACATACAAATATGCTCATTCGCGCTGTCGGCAGTGGAGTTGCATCGATAGCCAATACAACTGGTGTCGAGTGGCTTAAATTTAGCAAATTAGGCTCTCCTGCTGTCATAGAAAATTATGTTCGGGCATGGACTGGCGGGTTAGGGATGACCGTCCTAAATCTTGCAGAGCGTGGATTGGTTGCATCTGGTGCAGTTCCAGACCCAGTAAGGCCGGAAGATACGCTTGCAGACATCCCGCTTGTCCGGGCTTTTGTTGCTCGCTATCCAAGTGCGGATGCTCAATATATTACGGATTTTCATGACAGGTTTAAGAAACACAACACAATAATCTCGACAATCAAAGCGCAAGCGAAGGCGGGAAATGCTGATGCTGTCGAAAAAGAAATGACTATAGATTTCAACCAGAAATATCTTATCGGAATTGATAGTGTCGAAAAGGCTCTCGGTCAGCAATCAAAGGTAATCAGAATGGTTACTAAAAACAAGGACATATCGCCAAGCGAAAAACGGCAGATAATCGACGGTCTTTATTATCAAATGATAAATACCGCCAAGTTTGGAGTAGATACAATGGACGAATTAGAGAAGTCCTTGAATCAAAAGTGAATTTGAGAAATAGGAAAATATGCTGTATAAGATGATCAAGAGGTGCATAAATGTCTGATTACAACATCACAGCGGTAACTCGTCGCAAAACCTACTCTGGTTCCGCTGGAACTGGACCTTATGCGTTTACCTTTCCGATCATTTCCCAGACGGATATTGCCGTCTATAAGAACTCGGTCAAGCTGACCCTGACCACAAACTACACCGTTACAATCAACTCTAATGGCACAGGATCGGTTACTCTTGTGTCTGCCGCTACCTCTGCTGATACGATCACAATCATTGGCTCACGGGCCATTGAGCGCACGACCGACTTTGTGACTGCCGGAGACCTTGTTGCCGCCTCTTTGAACGAGCAGCTTGATGGTCAGATCATTATGATCCAGCAGCTTGCTGAGGAAAACAAGCGTACTCTAAAGGCTCCTCCTTACGATCTGGAATCGGTTGAGGACGGTGGCACGTTGAACATGGTCATGCCACCATCTGCTACTCGCGCTGGCAAGGTGCTGGCTTTTGACGAGAACGGCATCCCTACGGTGGCAGCTACTGTCGGTAGCTATGCCGGGTTATGGACAACTGCAACTGCCTATAATTACCGCGATCTTGTCAAAGATCCTGTAAACTCGAATGTTTACTTTTGTAACACTAGTCACACCTCGACGGGGTCTGCTCCAATCTCCACCAATGCCGACAGTGCAAAGTGGGATCTGGTTGTAGACGCTGCATCTGCTGCTGACTCTGAAGCTGCTGCCGCTGCATCTGCTTCTGCCGCATCTTCGTCGGCATCTGCTGCATCAACTTCTGCATCCAATGCATCGACCAGCGCAAGCAATGCATCAACAAGTGCAACTGCTGCTGCTGCATCTGCAACGGCTGCTGCCGCTAGCTATGACTCGTTTGATGACCGCTATCTTGGTGCAAAGTCATCTGCTCCATCTGTTGATAATGATGGCAATGCGCTTCTTACTGGTGCATTGTATTTCAATTCAACCACAAATTTTATGTATTACTACACTGGATCTGCCTGGACTGCCATTGGTGATACGATCAACGGAACTGCCAATCGGTATAACTATGTAGCGACTTCTGGGCAAACTTCGTTTGCTGCTACTTATGATGCTGGTTATGTCGATGTTTATCGCAATGGTGTAAAACTCGTCAAAACTACGGATTATACGGATACTAGCGGAACTGCTATTGTTCTTACTACTGGTGCAACTGTTGGCGATACCATTGATATTGTTGCCTATGGCACATTCAATATCGCTGTTATTCCTGCTGCAAACATTACTGGAACTGTTGC